TTCAGCTTCAAGCCGCCAACTCAATTTTGAAGCTTTCCGGTATATTATCTGATAATAGCACTCCTGAGCTGGATAAGGCACGGATTCGGAAAGCTAATGCTGACGCTCGGGTTGCTGAAGCCCGTGCAAAGGCGATGGAGGATAACGGTCAGGATATGGAATTATTGCTGGATAAATTGATGGATAAAGTCGAAAGTGAGGATCAGAAGCATGGGACTGAACAATCTGCTGACAGCTAAACAACAGGAGGTCCTGCACACTTACCTTGAAGGTGACTTTAAAACCATGATCTTAACCGGTGCAGTTCGTTCAGGGAAAACTTTCATTGACAATCTGTTGTTCTTGTACGAATTACGGAGAGTGAAAGAACAGGCAAAACTAGAAGACGAGAAGCATCCCCAATTTATTTTGGCGGGTGCTTCTTCTGGTTCTATCTACAATAACGTAATTGCCTCGTTAAGCAATCAGTTTGGTATCGACCTCCGACCGGATAGACATAACCACTACCATCTTTACGGAGTGGATATTACCCCAGTCTATACCGATTCAATTCGAGGGTTGGCTGGCGCCCGTGGTTTTACTGCCTATGGCGCATACGTAAATGAAGCGTCGTTGGCTAACCAGAAAGTCTTTTCAGAAATTCTTAGTCGATGTTCAAAAGCTGGTTCTCATGTGATTTGCGATACCAACCCAGATAATCCACAGCATTGGTTGAAGAAGGATTACATTGACAATGACGATCCTGATGATAAAACCGTGACCTTTCGTTTTACGATGGACGATAATACTTTTCTTGCGCCAGATTATGTTAAGCAGAAGAAAGCTCAGACACCAACGGGAATGTTCTATGATCGAGAAATTCTAGGATTATGGGTGTCAGGTGATGGAATCGTCTACCGTGACTTTGACCAGCGGACCATGATTATTAACCAGGAACAAGTCCCAGATGACCTGCACATTTATTGCGGTGTTGACTGGGGATTCGAGCACAAGGGCGTCATTACTGTCTGGGGTGATGATGACGATGGCAATATCTACATGCTGGAGGAACATACCAGTCAGTACAAGTACATTGATTACTGGGTTCGTGTTGCCAAGGATATTCAGAAGCGCTACGGCTATAACATTAACTTCTGGGTTGATTCGGCCCGGCCTGATAATGTGTCCGAGTTCCAGCGCAATGACATCAATGCCATTAACGCTGACAAGAGTCGCATGGCCGGTGTGGAACGAGTAGCCGAGTTCATGAAGCTGGGGAAGTTCTTCGTGGTTGATTCGGCGATTGACCAGTTCACTAGTGAGATTTATCAATACGTCTGGGACGATAACACTGGTGAACCGAAAAAGGAAAATGATGATGTAATGGATTCCATGCGTTATGCAATTTACAACGAGCACAAGGACAACGATATTGAGTTCCTGAGTTCTCGTTACATCTAGGAGGTGGAACAATGGCAGATGTTATCAGTGGAGATGATTACGTTACTAAGAACGGGTCTTATCTTTATGCTGGCAAAGAGCTAGACTGGCCGAGTGTTAAGTCTTTTATCACTCATAATGAAGGACGTGCTAGGAAGTTCAAGGAATTGTACGACCTATACACCGGTGATCATGCAATTCTAAAAAATCCAGCTGACCCAAAATCAGCCCGCCCCGATAACCGTCTGGTCAGCAACTGGGCTAATTATGTAGTCGATACTTACGTGGGCTACTTCATCGGAAAGCCGCCCAAGATTACCTTAGACGAGGAAGCAAGTAACCAGCAATTACAAAACTGGTTCAGTGAGAACAGCTTTATTGATAAGCTGGCCGAGGTTACCAAGCAGGTTGCCATCTATGGCTGTTCATATATGCTGGGCTATCAAGATGAAACTTCAAAAACCAGAGTTGCGGTGGTGGAACCGAGCTCTGGCTTTATGATTTATGATACTTCGATTAACCGGAAGCCGTTAGCATTTGTACGGTACAGCTATTTCAATAACCAGTTGCAGGGTGACTTGTACAATGCCGATGGGATACAGCCATTCACTAGTTCTGGCTTCACTGGGGATAAAGATAGCAAGCCATTTGGTGCGGTCCCGGCGATTGAGTTTGTGGCGAATGATGAGCGGCTCTCGTTGGTTGGCAAGATCAAGACTTTGGTGGAAGCCTATGATAGTGCGTTCAGCCAGAAAGCTAACCAAGTAGCTTACTTTGATGCCGCTTATCTGGCTATTCTGGGTATCAACCTTAAAAAGGATAAGAATGGGGACCCGGTCCTTGATATTGACAAGAACAAGGTCATCTATGCTCCGAGCTTCGATAGTTCCAAGGGTAAGATTGAGTTCTTATCAAAGCCTGATGGGGACACCATGCAGGAAAATATGCTGAACAGGTTGAAGGACGACATTTTCCAAACCGCAATGGTGGCTAACCTGAGCGATGAGGCATTTAGTGGTAACAGTTCTGGTGTGGCAATCCGCTATAAACTCCTGGCAATGCAAAATCAGGCGGCCTTTGAGGTACGGAAGTTTACCATTGCCCTGCGTAATCTGCTCGGTGCTCTGTTAGGGTTGGGCCAGATTATCGGCACGGTTGATGATGGTGACAAGATCAAGCAAGACCTCAATTTCCACTTTAACCAGAACATTCCAGAAGATATTGCCAGCGAGGTGCAAGCCGCTTCCGCTGTTGAAGGAATTGTTTCCAAGGAAACTCAGTTGGGATTGCTTCCATTCGTTGATGATCCTAAAGCTGAAATCAAGCGAATGCAAGATGAACAGGAAGACAAGATCAAGAATGCCGTTAAGAATCAAGCTAGTGCAACGGATATTTTGAAGGGTGGTAACAATGGCGAGAATACCGAAGAATCGGAGAAACGAGGACTATTGGGCCAACCGGGACAAGGCGGAAGCGGCTTGGATAGCTCAAAACCTAGCCAACGATGAGCAGTTTAATGCTAGGCTTCAGTCATATTATGATGAAGCTATTGCCAACATCAATAATGAAATTGAATCTAACTATGAATCATTAGCTAAGCGTGGTATTAGTCGAGAAGCTGTTAGTCAGATGGATGTGGAAGCCTACCAAAGTGAAGCAGCCAAGATGGTTAGACAAGCGGCAGAAATGCGTAAAGCAGGTCATAAAGTTACCTATGCTGATTTCAGTGATGAGGTCAATACCAGGCTGAGAGTTTACAATGCGACAATGAGGATTAACCGTTTGGAATATCTCAAATCGCAAGTCGGCCTTGAGATGGTTCGTTCTGGTATGAAGGTTGACAATGCAATGCGTGAAAAGCTAACCGATGATTATATTAGTGAGGTTAAGCGCCAAGCTGGTATTCTTGGTGTTAGTGCTCAACCGTCAATGTGGACTAACAAAGAAGTCGCAAAGGTTGTCATGGCACAGACTAATTCGTCAACATTCAGTAAACGTATCTGGGCCAACCAGGATGTCCTCAAAGCACGGCTAGACGAAGTGATTACTTCGGGTATAGTCAGAGGCGATAGCCCTAGAAAAATGGCAACACGGCTTCGTGAACAAGTTAGGAACACGGTTAAGAACCAGGGCTACGTTACCGAACGAATTGCTAGAACTGAATCGGCTAGAGTGCAGTTCAAGGCTCAGATGAATCAGATTTCTAAAAACGGGTATCGTTTCATCAAATGGTTTGCGGAACCCAAGGCCTGTGCCGAATGTTCAAGGATTTATCATGCTGATAATGGATATGGCGAAGGTGTTTATAAGATTAGCAAGGTGCCTCAGATACCAGTGCACCCTAATTGTCGTTGCTCAATTAGCCCTACATGGGTAAAAGATAAAGACAATTTAGACGTTGACAAGCGTCGCAAACATCTTGAAGCTATAAGTGCGTTAGGGCAGGCCCTCACAAATCCATCGACTGGTGGGGCCAATAATAGCAATGGAAAACCAGTAAGCAATCAATCTGGTCAGGGAGATTCTGAACTGGTTGATAAATACTTGAATCCTAATATTGTTGAGAAGTTAGGCAACAATACTGCTGAAAGAGTTGCACAAAGACTTGATAGTGCACCAACAAGCATCCAAAAGATGTGGATAAAGTATTCTGATGGCATGAAGATTAAAGGTATCAGTGAAGATGGTGCTAATCAATATTCACCAAGAGATAAGACCGTTGTCATGTCTAGGGCTAATATATATGGGCGAGGCGATAACGGTCGAGGCCACAATCCACTAGATGTCATTTTCCACGAGTTCGGCCATTATATTGATAATCAAGCATATTCAGCAGAAGTTACTCCTAATTCAATCAGTACATTGTCTAAGTATCAATTGGGCTACACCTTAAACAACGAATTGCGCGATAGGGTAAATAAATATGTTGATGCTGTTCAGAAAAATGGTATCAATGAAAATGACATTCGTATTGTTGCAGGGCAAGAGAGATATGGCTCAGTTGTTATTAAGCGAACTAAAAGTGCCAAAATTAGTTTGCCAACTGCTAAACAGATTGGTGTAATGAATTTCATAAGCGATTTTAAGGCTAAGATTTCCCAGAGTGGCTATATTAAATATGGTGATGTATCCGATATGATTCAAGCTGCCAGTGGTGGCAAAGTTAAATTCGGATATGGACATGATGGTAATTATTACAGTCGTCAAGGGACTCAAGAAAGGGAATTCTTTGCTGAAATGACGTCAGCAGTCATCAATAATCCTGCTTCACTGTCAGCAATCAAAGAAATGTTCCCGGAAAGTGCTAAAATATA